AAAAAAATACCAAAAATAGTAAAGGAAATCCAGAATAATCCACCGTCTCCGGTGAATTATGCTTACCAAAAAAACATATCATATTCTCAGATGTCTATATTTAGGGGATGCCCTCATCGTTGGAAACTACAGTATAAAGATAAGATAAGAAGATTTACATCTTCAATCCATACAGTTTTCGGGAGTGCAGTCCATGAAGCAATACAACATTATTTAGATGTAGCATATGAAAAATCTTTTGCAGCTGCCGATAGAGATATAAACATGGAAGAATATTTCCAAGAAGCATACATAGGTGAGTACCAAAAGCAATACAAGTCAAACAAATCAGAACATTTCTCAGATGCAGCCGAAATGAGAGAATTTTTTGATGATGGAGTTGCTATTTTAGAATGGTTTAAGAAAAAACGTAGTAGATATTTTAGTAAAAAGGGCACATATTTAGTAGGTTGTGAAATACCTATTGTGGTAGCGCCAAATAAAATGTTAAATAACGTATTATACATGGGGTATCTTGATGTTGTCACATACCATGAAGCAACAGAGACATTTAAGATAATCGATATAAAAACAAGTACTAGTGGTTGGAATGACTATGCTAAAAAAGATGAAAATAAACAATTCCAATTATTATTATATAAACAGTATTTCTCAGAACAATATGGGATACCTTTAGATAAGATTGAAATTGAATTTTTTATTCTTAAAAGAAAAGTATTAGATCCTGATGATGAAAAACTTATGTCACCTTATCAAGCTTACAGAGTACAACAATTTACACCACCAAGTGGTAAAATCAAACTATCAAGAGCAAAAAATGCTATTAATGGTTTTATTAATGAATGTTTTAATTCAAGTGGAAAGATAAAAGAAGCAGATTATCACAAATCCCCATCTAAATGGAATTGTAATTTCTGTCCTTATAGCAAAGATAAAGAATTATGTGGAGCAGGTGAACATTTTTCATAGATTCACACATACGTATATATAATAAAATAATGTTTTAATAAATAAAGACTATGGCCAATAAAGAAATGACACTAACTAGTGTTAAAGTTAAAAGTGATTTATTCGAGAATTTTAAAATTGAATGTGTAAAAAGAAAGTTTTCATTTCAAAAACTTGCGGATAGAGCTATCTATTTGTATCTTACAGATGAAGATTTTCGTAAAAAAATTACCAATCAAACCAATTTAGATTTATAAATCATATGAATAAAGGATTTAAGTATATCCCTAAGGATAAAAGAAAAAAAATACTCTTAATATGTGATGATATTAGAGTACACTCAGGAGTAGCAACTGTAGCAAAAGAAATTGTAACGCATACCGCCCAACATTTTAATTGGGTACAAATAGCGGGGTCAATAAATCACCCTGAAAAGAATAAAAGATTAGATCTATCAGAAAGCACTAATAAGTTATCTAAATTAGATGATTCTTCTGTTATTTTATATCCTACTGATGGGTATGGTAGTACCCAAATGATAAGAGAAATAATAAAACTAGAAAAACCAGATGCTTTATTTTTAATTACAGATCCAAGATATTTTATGCATATATGGAATATGGAACAAGAAATTAGAAAAAATATTCCTATTTCATATTTAAATATTTGGGATGATTATCCTGCCCCAATGTATAATAGACCATATTACGAGGCTTGTGATTTATTAATGGGGATTTCTAAACAAACGGTTAATATTAATAAATTAGTGTTAAAAGGTCATGAAGGTAATAGAATATTTAGATATATACCTCATGGGAAGGACATTAAAAATTTCTACCCAATTGAAGATGGAGATTTAGATTATACTAACTTTAAAAACTCTTTATTTGGTGATAAAAATCCAAAATTCACTTTATTTTTTAATTCAAGAAATATAAGAAGAAAACAAATCCCAGATGCTATGTTAGCATTTAGAGCCTTTTTGGATTCTATACCTAAAGAAGAAGCTAAAGAATGTTTTATGGTTTTAAAAACTGAAAAGGTTACAGATGCCGGGACGGATTTATTAAAAGTTAAAGAATATTTATTTGATGAAAATTTTAAAAATAATGTAATCTTTATAGACCAGAGACTTTCTGAACAACAATTAAATTGGTTGTATAATATAGCAGATGTTCATATATTACTTACTTCTAATGAAGGTTGGGGGTTAGCAAATACCGAAGCAATGTTAGCTGGAACACCAATTATAGCTAATGTAACAGGGGGAATGCAAGATCAAATGAGATTTGTAGATGAAAATGGGGAATGGTTTACACCAAGTGCTGATGTACCTTCAAACCACAAAGGAACATATAAAGAACATGGTGAATGGACATTTCCAGTATATCCAACTTCAAGATCAATCCAAGGTTCTCCTCCAACCCCTTACATATATGATGATAGGTGTGCTTGGGAAGATGCTATGGAAAGAATAAAAGAATGTTATAAACTAGGTAGAAAAGAATTAAAACAAAAAGGATTAAAAGGAAGAGAATGGGCTTTAAGTGAAGAAGCTGGGTTTAATTCTAAACACCAAGCAGAAAGAGTTATTGATGCTCTAGATACATTATTTGATACTTGGAAACCAAGAGAAAAATATGAAGTAATTAATACTAACGATTATAAAGGTAAGTTTTTAAACCATAAAATTATATACTAATGAATAAACCAAGATTTGTAATTTCATCACCATTTGATACCTATTCAGGTTACGGAAGTCATGCTAGAGATAAAATCAAAGCAATAATAGAACTAGATAAATATGAAGTTCAACTTTTACCTCAAAAATGGGGAGAAACCTCATGGGGTTTTTGTAAAGACCACCCTGAATGGACTTTCTTATTAGATTATATAGTACCACAAGATTGGCAAAAAACACAACCTGAAATTTGGGCTCAAATTACTATACCAAATGAATTCCAACCTATTGGGAAGTATAATATTGGTATAACAGCGGGAATTGAATCTACTGCTTGTAAACCTGAATGGGTTGAAGGGTTAAATAGAATGGATATGAATTGGGTTTCTTCTAAGTTTGCTAAGGGTACTTTTGAGAAAATGGCTTATGAAAAAAAAGATCAAAGAACAGGACAAGTTGTTGGAGTTATAAAACTAGAAAAACCTATTGAAGTTATATTTGAAGGAGCAAATTTAACAACTTATAAACCCCTCAACCAATCAGAAATTAAAACCATAGACTTAAAAGAAATCAAGGAAGAATTTTGTTATTTATTTGTTGGTCATTGGATGCAAGGTGAATATGGTCATGATAGGAAAAATGTTGGGGTACTAGTTAAATCTTTTTATGATGCCTTTAGACATAAAGTAGGTAAAAAACCTGCTCTAATATTAAAATCATCAGAAGGTGTTGCATCTTATATTAGTAGAGATTCTATTTTAGATAAAATTAAAACTATAAGAGATAGTTATGGAGATGCTAAATTACCTAACATTTATTTATTAAATGGAGAATTTGATGATTCAGAAGTAAATGAATTATATAATCATCCTAAAGTAAAAGCAATGGTCAGTTTTACTAAAGGAGAAGGATTTGGTCGTCCTTTATTAGAATTTGGTTTAACTGGTAAACCAATCATAGCATCTGGTTGGAGTGGTCATATTGATTTTTTACATCCTGAATATAATGTATTATTATCAGGAAATTTAGAAAATGTTCACCCATCGGCTGCTAATAACTGGTTAATACAAGAATCTAAATGGTTTCAAGTAAACCAAAAACATGGTATTAGTTCTTTAAAAGAAGTTTATAAAGATTATAGACAATATTTAAAAAGGTCTAAAAAACAAAGACACCATGTTAAAACTAACTTCAGTTGGGAAAAAATGAAGGAATTAATAGAAAAAGTATTAGATAAAAATATACCTGATTTTCCTAAACAAGTTGAATTAAAATTACCCAAACTACAATTACCAAAACTTAAAAAAATAGAATAAAATGAATTTAGATACTATTATAGATTGCCCTAAATCGGGAGGAGATCTTTGTTACAAGACAGAAATAAATAAGGACATAACTAATTTCCTTAGTTTATCTTGTGGGTTTTGGACTAATACTTTAATGAAAAAAGATTCGGAATTTTATGATGAACAAATTACAACCCTACCGGAGTTATATAAAGATATAGCTTGGGAAGATCCAGAAACTCAATTAATTTGGATTCCAAACACAATTAACATTCAGGATAGGGGAATGGTGTTTGCTAATGGGTCTGATGCAGAAGAATGGAATTGGTCAGCAGTAAAAGCTATACCTTTAGAAGAAGATGATGAAGCTAAAGTAAAAGGACAAACACATAAAATGGATATGTCTACAATAAAATCATTTAAAGAACGTGATTATATAGATGCTCTTTCGTATATTTCAGTATTACCAGAATAATATTATATGATAAAAATTTCCTATGCAATCACAGTTTGTAATGAGTTTCTTGAAATACAGAGACTCCTCTCACTATTGTTAAATAATAAAAGAAGTCAAGATGAAATTGTAGTATTAGTTGATTTATCTAAAAATAAACCAACATCTGAATTGCTTGGTTACCTTCATGAATTAAGTTATGAAGATTATATCAAGTTGATTGAAGATAATTTTAAAGGACACTTTGCTGATTGGAAGAATTTATTAACTGGGCACTGCTCAGGAGACTATATTTTTCAAATAGATGCGGATGAGATACCAAATGAATATCTTATAGAAAATCTACCACCATTATTAGAAGCAAACCCCGAAGTTGATATGTTTAGAGTACCTAGAGTAAATACTGTAAAAGGCTTAACAGAAGAACATATTAAAAAATGGGGATGGGATGTAAATGAGAAAGGATGGGTTAATTGGGCTGATTGGCAGATGAGGATATACAGAAATACCCCAAACATTAAATGGGTTAATAAAGTACATGAGGTGTTAGAGGGATATAAAATACACGGTATGTTACCTCTTGAAGAAGAATGGGCATTATATCACCCAAAAGACATTAAAAGACAAGAGAAACAAAATAATTATTATAATACGTTATGAAAATAGTGTTTTTAACTGAAATGGGGTTTCAAGGTAAAATCCCAAATAACCATACTAATATGAGAACAGAGTTTGCATGGATGCACGCTCTAGATGCAGTTCATAATAATCTTAAAAACTATAATAATATAAAGGGTCAAGATCATGTTTTTATTATTTTCCCTAAAGGAGAATTATTTTTAAATGCTGTTGGTATTAAATTAAAAGAGGGAGTTAATCCTTATTCTGACTTTCTAACATCAAATTTCATAGATATACTAAAATCTAATAATAAAAAAGTACACTATATACAAGAAGGCCCTTCATGGTTTTTTAATGATTATGAAATTGCAGACCAGTTTAATTTTTATAACTTGTTATCTAAATGTGATAGTATATTTGCTCATAACGAATATGATGTTAAATTTTATAAAGGTTTATTACCCCATAAACAAGTAAATATAATGAAGACTTTATTAATCGAAGATTTAATAAAGGATATAATACCCCAACCACAAGATAAAGTTATTATAGGAGGAAATTTTGCTCGTTGGTATGGAGGTTTTTCTAGCTATATAATATCAGATGTGTTTGAGGTTGAAAAGTGGACACAAGATTCTCACGCAAAACGTTCAAATGAACATAATATACCTGATTTAAATCATTTACCACGTCTTCAATGGATAGAATGGATGAATGAATTATCTACGTTTAAATACGCCGTACATTTAATGCCTACTATAGCAGCTGGTACTTTTAGTTTAAATTGTGCCTACTTTGGAATACCTTGTATAGGTAATAAAAATGTGGATACTCAAAAAATATGTCATCCTGTTTTATCAGTAGATGTGGAGAACGTAGATGAAGCTCGTATATTAGCCTTAAGGTTAAAAGAAGATAAAGAATTTTATAAACAATGTAGTAAAACAGCTAAGGATAATTATAAAAAATATTATAACATAGAAACATGGCAAAAAACAATAAATTTGTAGTTTTAATTACAGCGTATAACGATGAAAAATGGGTAGAATATAATATTGCCAGTATTTTAAATCAAACATATAGTAATTATAAAGTTTTATATTATGATGATGCCTCTACTGATAACACATATCAAGAGGTTAACAAAATAGTACAGAATAATAATAAGTTTACAGTTACTACTCGTAAAAACAACATGCAGGCTTTATTTAGTTATGAAGAATGTATAAAGCAAATTAAAGAAGATGAAATCTTAGTTTGTATGAGTGCTGATGATTGGTTATATGATGATAATGTTTTAGAAAACCTAAATAGTTATTATAACAATAATGATGTTTGGATGACCTATGGTAGATTTGTTGCTTGGGATGGTGAAGAAACAATAGAAGCAAACCCACAAAATACACCTTATCCCGATTTTACTCATACTAATAGTTTCTACAGAAAAGATCATTGGAGAGCATCTCATTTAAGAACATTCAGAGGTTCTTTACTAAATAAAGTAGATTTATCTGAATTTAAATCTAGCATAGAGGGTTTATATTTTGACCACGCTGCGGATTTAGCTTTAACATATCCTTGTTTAGAAATGTGTGGTAAAGATAAAATTGGTGTTCTTGATTTTTATAGTTATGTGTATAATATTTCCCCGGATGTTAGTCAACGTACCAAAAATAGAGAAAGCAATCGGAATAACATGAAATATGAGACAGAAATTAGAAATAGAAAGGTTTATAAAAGATTAAAAGATATTAAAGATATACCTGAAAAATTACCACAAGTAAATGTTTGGGATTACC